CAGATGTTCATCGACGCCATGTTGAAGGCGGCTGAAATCCAGGCCAAGTATGGGGCGCAGGTGGATATGGCGGTCATCAAGGCCGAGGTTGATCGCCAGCGCACCGAGATCCAAGAGGTGTTCAAGACGGCGCAGGCGTTCGCGCCTCCTACCGCACCACCTCCTATTCCAATGCCGCAGGGGCCGATGATGCCTCCCGGCATGATGCCGCCGGGGATGCAGTAAATGTCCACTTTTGAACAGGAAGACCTATGGAGGTCAGCCAAGGCGCTGGCGTCTGACAAGGCCACAAGCACCGTCTTGGATCGTTTGGAAGAGCGATACATTGACGAGTGGAGACATTCAGACCCAGAAGACCTGGGTGGGAGAGATGCCGCGTATTTTATGGTGCGCGCCATAGCCGCGTTCCGGGGAGAACTGAACGCACTCGCGTCAGAGCCGGATATTACGCGATTTAACAACCGCTTGAAGCGGGCTAACTGATGAGGTAACCTATATGTCTAATGCTGAGCAGTCGCAGCCTAGCGAAATCAGCCTTGCGGAAGCCGCTGACCGTATTTCTGCAATGGAAGGCCCACCGGCCCAAACCAGACCAGATCGAAGGCAGAGGGCTGATGCCGAAGTCGATCAGACAGAGGCGGCGCTTGATTATGCCGATGAGACGTCCGATCCAGAGAACGAGGCAGCAGATGATTATTCATCTGAGTTCGATGGCGAGGATGAGGCAGACACGGGCGCGGACGACAATGGTGGCAAGAATAAACCTCTTGATCCGAACCGACTCGTAACCGTCAAAATCGACGGAAAGACGGTTGAGGTTCCGCTGAAAGAGGCTTTGGAAGGCTATCAAAGGCAGTCCGATTATTCGCGCAACTTTAACGTGTTGAGACAGGAGAAACAGCAGCTAGAAACTGAGCGGAGCCAGATGCAACAGGCTCTCAGCGCGGCAATCCCGATCCTGCAATCGCAGATCGAACAGGAACCGGACTGGGTGCGAATACATCAGGAAGACCCGATCAATTATCCTCTCTATCGCGATCAATGGAACGACCGAAAAAACCAGCTTGCAATGATGCAGCAGGAACAGGTCAGGCTCCAGATGGTTGATCAAGAGCGGGAAATGGCTGCTAGACGGCAACTTGTCGAGGAAGGCCAGAAGTTTCTGGTTTCCACCTTCAAGGAGTGGTCTGATCCAGAGAAAATGCAGGCTTCGACCAAGCACCTTCGGGATTACGGCCAAAAGGTTGGCTTCACTCCAGAAGAATTGGCGCAGGTGTATGATCCTCGTTATGTCGTCATCCTTGAAAAGGCCAGACGATATGATGCGCTAAATGCTAACCGTCCTAAGCCAAAACAGGCGGAAGGACCAAGGCCAATGCGGGCAGGCTCCACAACGTCTAATCCACAACGCGGAAATGATATGTCGCGGATGCAAATGCGTCTCAAAGCATCTGGCAGCGTCAATGATGCCGCTGCTTTATTTGGTCTGATGGACTCTAGGAGAAAATAACATGGCATCTCTCAGCAAAGTCACCACCTATGACGCGGCCAATGAAATCCGCGAAGACCTCTCTAACATCATCTACGACATCAGCCCCGTAGATACGCCTTTCATGTCCAACATTGGGCGTGACACCTGCAAGAACACCTACTTCGAATGGCAGGTTGACGCTCTTGCTGCGGCCAGCACTGCCAACGCGGCCATCGAAGGCGCAGCTGCTGGTAACGCTGACTTCACGGATACCGTCCGTGTTGCCAACTACACGCAAATCAGCACCAAGATCATCTCGGTCTCTGGCACTGATGATGCCGTGGATAACGCTGGTATGCGCACCCAGATGGCCTATCAGACCGCTAAGGCTTCCAAAGAGCTGAAGCGCGATATGGAAGCCATCATGACCAGCAACCAGGCTGGCGTGGCTGGCAACTCCAGCAGCACCGCCCGCAAAACTGCTGGTCTGCCTACCTGGCTGATCACCAACTCGCAGGCCAATGGCGCTACTGTCTCGGCTATGTCTGGCTCTGGCGGCAACGGCTATCCTGGCACTGCCTGGACCAGCCTTTCCACCTCAACTGACGTGGCGTTTACCGAGACCATGCTCAAGACTGCTATCCAGCAGGTCTGGGAGCAGGGCGGCGATCCCAAGATGCTGATGGTGAACGCATACAACAAGACTGTTGTCTCGGCGTTTGCTGGTCTTTCCTCTCAGCGTCAGATGAACACAGGCGTCGCGCCTCTCAAGATCATCGCGACGGCTGACATCTACCTCGGAGACTTCGGCGAAGTGTCGATTGTCCCGAACCGCTTCCAGCCTTCGAACTTTGCGTTTGTTCTGGACCCTGAGTATATCAGTGTTGCGTACCTGCGCCCGTTCCAGACCTTCGACATTGCCAAGACCGGCGATTTCGACAAGAAGGAAATGGTGGTTGAGTACGGTCTCCGCATGAAGTCTGAAAAGGCGAACGCGGTGATTGCTAACCTCATTCCTTCCTGACAATAAAGGGAGCCGGGTTAACCCCCGGCTCCTACCTCTTTGGGAGAGACTGATGGCTGAGAACTTTGCGCCTGGATCATTCGATCTGGCCTATGATTCGCTCACTGGCACACGCCAGCAGATGCACTTCACGACAGATAACAAGATTGTTCTGGAAACTACGGTTGAGATCGACCAGATTGCTGAACAGAACAAGGCAACCAGGAACGAGATCAGCAGGACGGACAAGCTCCCTGATGGGATGGTCAAGGTCGCATCAATTCCGATGGTCCTCTATATGGATCTGAAGCAACGTGGTATCCTTGGTGACAAGGCGGCGCTGCGGAAATGGCTGGCGACAGATGAAGCTGCTCCGTACAGAACGCACTGGATGACGAGCTAATGGGCACAATTACAAACTACGCCACGTTGCAGTCAGCCATTGCTGACTACCTGAACCGTGCTGATCTGACGGCTCAGATCCAGACCTTCATTCAGTTTGCCGAGGCAGATCTGAACACTCGCCTGCGCAGTCGGGAAATGATCGTCAACGCAACGGCTACAAGCGACGGGCAGTTTGTGGCGCTTCCTCCTGATTGGCTGGAAGCCATAAACATGATGATCGTGGGCGGGCAAAGCCCATTGCGCTACATCACGCCTGATGAAGCTGACACGATCATCAAGGCGCAGACCTTCACCAGCACCAGGTTCTACTCGATGACGACCGGCATCATCGAACTGGTCCCGCCTGCTGTGGACGATATAACCATCGACATGGTTTACTATGGGAAGATCCCTGCATTATCGACAGCCAACACAACAAACTGGCTGTTGACCAAGGCTCCTGACGTTTACCTCTATGGCGCCCTAACCCATGCAGCGCCATTCCTGATGGACGATCAGAGGATGGGTGTCTTCAGTCAGATTTATCTGGCTCGCGTTCAATCCTTGCAGGATGAATCACAGAAAGCACTGCATAGCGGATCGCCGCTTATCTCTCGGCCACGCGGCGTTTACGGTTAAGGAGCTATCATGTCCAAATCAAATGCCTTCGAAAACTCTCTGCTCAAGCTGATCTTTAATGCTACAGCCATCGCCAATCTGGCTGACAATGCGGCGTCTTCTCCGCTGACAAGCCTCTATGTCTCGCTGCATACGGCGGACCCTGGCGAGGCTGGGGACCAATCCACCAGCGAGGCCACTTATACCAGCTATGCTCGCGTGGCGGTTCTTCGCACCACAGGCGGTTGGACAGTGACAAACAACAGCGTCTCGCCTGTTGCAAACATTGACTTTGCCAACTGCACAGGCGGCACCAACACAATCACATATTTTGGCGTTGGCACGGCATCGACAGGCGCTGGCGTCTTGTACTACAGCGGCACCGTGACGCCCAGCATCTCCGTCAGTTCCGGCGTGACGCCTCGTCTGACGACTGCATCGACGATCACTGAGGACTAAAGCCAATGGCATTTGTAACCGCAGATCGTGTTCGAGACACATCGACCACGGCTGGATCTGGCTCGTTCTCAGTATCTGGGACAGCGCCGACCGGCTATCGGACATTTTCTGCGGTTCTGTCTGTTAGCGATACCTTCTATTACTCGATCCAGCATCAGACGCTGAATGAGTGGGAGGTTGGTCTTGGAACCTACTCGTCTGCAAACACGTTCTCGCGGACAACCATCTATTCGTCATCGAATGCAGGCTCTGCCGTCACCTTTTCGGCAGGGACAAAGGATGTTTTCATCACAATGGCGGCGTCGCGGTCGCCTCAATTAGACCCATCAGGAAACATAACCGCGCTTGGAACGCCAGCTTCTGCAACATTGACCAATGCCACTGGTTTGCCGCTTTCAACAGGCATATCAGGTTTTGGTACGGGTGTTGCTACCGCCCTTGCCGTAAATGTCGGATCGTCTGGCGGTCTTGTAGCCAACGGCGGTGCGCTTGGAACGCCTTCCAGCGGTACGCTTACAAACGCCACCAACTTGCCATTAACAACCGGCGTCACCGGAACTTTGCCTATCGCTAACGGCGGCCTCGGCGCAAGTGTGTCGCCCACGACGGCTGGCAATACGATATTCACGACTGATGGGACAAACTGGTCATCGACGCAGAAGATTGTGCGTGGGACAACGGTTGCTTCGACCAGCGGGACAAGCATTGATTTCAATAGCATTCCGAGTTGGGTGAAGCGAATTACTGTCATGCTTAGTGGCGTCAGTACAACTGGCACCAGTGGCGTAATGGTGCAAATTGGCGCTGGCTCAATTCAAACCACTGGCTATGTGATCGTTGGCGGATTAACGGGGACAACGGGATCGGGTGGTGGAACGGCAACAACTGGTTTTTATGTTGATGTAGGGGGTCCAACCGCTGCGTCTGTTCGCTACGGTACTTGTGTTATGACACTTCTTGATGCTGCGACTGGGCTTTGGGTTGCAACTTGCCTAACAGGCCATCAAATCACCACTAATTATTACGGAATGCTTTTGGGCGGATCAAAAGCTCTTTCTGGCACATTAGACCGAGTCCGTTTAACCACCGTGACCGGCACCGACACTTTCGACGCAGGCAGCGTCAACATTCTCTACGAATAGGAGGCTCACATGGAACGCATTGAGGTCAACGTCGAGACTGGTGAAGTCAAGGTCATTCAGTACACGCCAGAGGAAGAGGCTGCTGCATTGGCTTACGCTGCATCTTTGCCGCCTGAGCCTGTGCCCGCCAAGCCGACGCTGGAAGAGTTGCAGGCGCAGCTTGCTGCTATCTCGGCACAAATGCAGGAACTTGCGAACGCTTAAACGAAAAACCCCGGCCAGAATGAACTGACCGGGGCAAGTGTTTCGAACAAATCACTGAAGGGCATGGGCACACAAGCGGCGACGCGAGACCTTTGCCGAATGTAGACCAAGGACCATTCCTTGACGCTTCTAATGTCGCATGGTCTTCGATGGTGTCAATCTTTTTGACCGTGAAGCCCACACAATGTAGAATTTTGATGGTGCATCGCGAGGAATAGAGATGGACACGCAGACGCTGATCAACTTTGCCTTGGGATCATTGCTTGCCTTGATAGGATGGCTTGCGCGGCAACTCTGGGAAGCAGTTGAGCGTCTGAAATCAGACTTGCACCAGATCGAGGTGGATCTTCCAAGCCGTTATGTCCGGCGTGAAGAGTTCTCCGAATCATTGAAAGAGATCAAAGACCTTTGCAGGCAGATTTTTGATAAGGTGGACAGCCTGGAGAAGCGGAAGGCGGACAAATGAGCACCACGGAAGAGAAACAGGAGAAGTTTGCTATTGAGATGGCGGCAAGCGCCAGCAAGGGCGCGTTGGTCGAAAAAATCACCTTTGCCGGTATCCCCATCCTGTTCTCCTGCGTAGTCTATCTGATGAGTGCGCTTTCCTCCGCCAACAATGAGATCATTCAACTAAAGTCCAAGGTTGCGGTGGTTGTAAACGCTGACAACAAGGCCATACCGCCCCAAGGCACGACCATCGACATGGCGCAGATCCGCGAAAACCTAAGCGATCAAATCTCCAAGGTTGAGAAAGAGAGTGCCCTGGCCCGCGCTGCTATGACGCTCGACCGTGAACGCTCGATGGCGGCTATCGAGAAGAGCCGCATGGACATGGTGGCAGATGCCGCTGCTGCGCGTGCCGCCATCCGGTTTGACACAGCACAACTGATCGCAGCGCTTGATAAGCGCATCACCCTGCTAGAAAAGGGTAGATGATGGACCCACTTACCCTCCTAGCAGCAGCCAAGGTCAGCTATGAAGCCATCAAGGCTGGCATAGCTGTTGGCAAAGAACTGCAAGGGATGGCGAAGGATCTTGGATCGCTGTTTGATAGCATCGCGGCCATCACTCGTGCCGCTGCTGATCCAAAGGGGAGCATAATTGCAGGCAAGTCTGCCCAGCAGATTGCAATGGAGGCCTATGCCGCAAAGGCCGAGGCTGATGCAATGATGGAAGACTTGAAAAATCACTTCATTAGTGAGTTTGGAATAGCAGCCTGGGATCAGGTGCTGTCACACACAACTCAGATCAAGAAAGATATAAAGGCTGCGGCTCTTGAGGCGCAGAAGCAACAGGAAGAACTGGCGCAGACCATCATGACATGGGGCGCAGTGTTTCTGTCCATTGTTTTGGTCATTGTGTGCATAGTTCTAATCGCAATCGGTCTTGTCAGCAGATAGGGGCATCGGATGAACTTGCTTGAAAGCTTTGGGCCTTTGCTTGGTCAGCTTGCTCCTACTATCGCCACGGCCTTGGGAGGACCACTGGCGGGGGTTGCAGTCAAAACCCTATCCAATGCTCTATTCGGTCATGAAAACGCCTCAGAAGACCAGATTTCCGAGGCTATGGCGTCTGCAACGCCAGATCAGCTTGCGGCAATCAAGAAGATAGATGCTGATTTCAAGGTGCAGATGAAGTCGCTGGACATTGATCTTGAGCGGATCTCAGCAGGTGATCGAGATAGCGCCAGGCAGATGCAGCGGGAGACCAAGGATTGGGTTCCAAAAGTTCTTGCCATTGTCATCACACTGGGTTTCTTTGGCATCCTGATCTGGATGCTACTCAAGGGGATGCCGCAGACGGGCACCGAGGCGCTTCTGATGATGCTGGGTGCTCTTGGAACGGCATGGACCGGCGTGATCAACTTCTATTATGGGTCATCGGCTGGATCAAAAGCCAAGACAGATGCAATGAATGCTAAAGGTGACAAATGAGAGAGAACTGGGATGACTGCTTCGAGATGGTTCTGAAGCACGAAGGCGGTTATGTAAACGATCCTCGAGATCCAGGCGGGCGCACAAATCTCGGCGTCACCCAGAGGGCATGGGAAGCCTACTGGAACCGTAAATCTTCGGAAGAGGAGATGCGGAAACTGACGCCAAATATCGTCAAGCCGTTCTACAAGGCTATGTACTGGGACAAGATCAGGGGCGATGATCTGCCGTCTGGGGTGGATTATGCGGCCTTCGATCTGGCGGTGAACTCAGGAGTTGGTAGAGCCGCAAAATACCTACAGCAGATTGCCGGGGTGACGGCGGATGGCGTGATCGGGCCTAAATCGCTGGAGGCCATTAAGGCTTGCAATCCCAGAGAGGCGGCGGATGCGCTCTGCGACATGCGGATGGATTTCCTGAAGCGCCTGCCAACTTTTGAGACGTTTGGCAAAGGCTGGAGCCGCAGGGTGGCAGAGGTTAGCGCCAAGTCTGCGGAAATGGTACAATCAGGCTGATCGGATCAGGTGATCTAAATGGCTGACTTCGGCATTGCAGCGCAACCAATTGCGGCCTTTCCTATATCGGGAACGGCACAGCAGGCGGCTGCGGCTGAGTCCGTTGGAACCGCTACAGGGACATCGACGGCTGCGGCAGTTGGCGAGGCTATCTTTGCTTCTGTTGGATCTGCTGCTGGAACATCAACAGCGGCAGCAACCAGTGAAATCATTGCGTCTGGTGTAGGTTCAGCGGCTGGAACATCAACAGTTCAGGCGGTTGGCGTCCAGGTCTTCGGAGCAGTTGGGTCTGCGGCTGGAACCTCAACGGCGGATGCCGCCGGGACTTCTGTTGCGGCATCTGTAGGGTCTGCGGCTGGAACATCAACTGTCCAGTCGGTTGCAGCCCCGATTGCTGCATCTGTTGGATCGGCGGCAGGGACATCGACTGTTCAGGCGGTTGCGGCTCCAATTGCGGCGGCGGTTGGATCTGCGGCAGGAACATCAACTGCCCAGGTTGTTGATATTGCAATCGCATCGGCGGCTGGGTCAGCCATTGGAACATCAACGGTCCAGGCGGTTGGCGCTCTTATCTTCCAGGCTGTTGGGTCAGCTACCGGGACATCAACGGCAGCGGCAAACAGCAACACAATCATCGTGGCTGTTGGGTCTGCCGCAGGGACATCGACGGCATCAGCAGTCGGCGACGGGATTAACTTTGTCACTGGCGTTGGCTTGGCAGCAGGCACCAGCACGGCATCCGGCGTCCTTGCAGCCACCGGCATCATGGTTGGCTCGGCGGCAGGAACCAGTACGGCAACAGGCGTTCTGCGGGCGACTGCGGCTAGTGCTGGATCAGCGGCGGGAACTTGTGTAGTATCGGCGGAAGGAAAAGATGTTGGTTGGCATCCTATCCCTGCGCCGGTTGACGAGTGGGACGACATTGCACCGCCTGTTAGCGTTTGGGGATCTGTCACGCCACCCGTCAGCACTTGGAACAATATAGCGCCACCTGCCACCAGTTGGGATGATATACCGCCACCGACAACCACATGGCAGAAGGCTGCGTAGGAGCTAACCAATGGCCGATTCATTTACAGCCAATCTAAACCTGACAAAGCCTGAGGTGGGCGCGTCTCGCGACACCTGGGGGACCAAGCTCAATACGGATCTTGATACGCTGGATGCTCTGTTCAACGCGGCTGGCACTGGAACGTCAGTGGGATTGAATGTCGGTTCTGGCAAGACGCTGAGCGTTGGTGGGACGCTAACGGCCACTGGAGCTGCATCGTTTGTTAATGCAACCCTGAGCGGAACGCTAACGGCACCAGCAATCACTAGCCCATCAGCAACTGCTCTTAGCATTAAGTCGGCTGGCACGACTGCGATGACGATTGATACGAGCCAGAATGTCGGGATTGGGACGAGTGCAATTACTTATAAATTGCAAGTTGGGACGCACAACGGTTACAACGACCAGTTTTCTGTCTTTAACGATGGGTCATTCTCCACTGGCGGCGTAAACCTAGCCAATTACTATAACAACACAACCAACATCTGCGGCATTAAGTTTGCCTCCGTAAGCGCAACGACGGGCGCAATTCTGTTTCAGACCAACAGTGGCTCTGGCCCGACCGAACGCGCCCGCATCGACTCCAGCGGCAATTTGCTGGTGGGTCAGTCGTCTTGGTCTTGGAGTAATAACGGCACACAAATTTTATCAAGTGGAAGAATTTGGAATGTTTCTAATACTGATTACAACATGGAGCTTGGCGGTTCTCAAATTGCCCGTGTTCGCTTTTATACATCCGCTGGCGGTTCTGGAACTACTGTTGGTAGCATCTCAGTTACAACGTCTGCGACTGCATATAATACTTCATCAGATTACCGTATGAAAGAAAACGTCGTGCCAATGACAGGTGGATTGGCGACAATCAGCGCGTTGAAGCCTGTTACCTACGATTGGGTTACCGATAAATCATATGGTGAGGGTTTCATCGCTCACGAGCTTGCCGAGGTCATCCCTCTGGCGGTTACTGGCGAGAAGGACGCCGTGGATGATGAAGGCAACATTGTCCCGCAGGGAGTAGACTACAGCAAGATCGTCGTCCACCTCGTCGCCGCCATCCAAGAACTATCCGCCAAGAACGACGCGCTTGAAGCCCGTCTTGCTGCGCTGGAGGCTAAACAATGAGCGTGACTAACACTTGGGTCATCGAACAGATGAATTGTTACCCGCAGGCTGAAGGGCAGACGGATGTTGTGTTCAATGCTGATTGGCGGGTCATAGCAACCGATGGGACATATCAAGCCAGAAGCAATGGATCGCAGCCAATTACATACAAGACTGGAACACCGTTCACTCCATATGGCGCATTAACTCAGGATCAAGTTATCGGCTGGGTCCAAAATGCTATGGGATATAAAGAAGTCAATGCAATCCAGGATCGTCTGGCGGTAGAAATACAGAACCAGTCAACGCCTCCTGTAGTGACGCCTCCACTGCCTTGGGGTAAATCTTGAAATGTTGGACTGAAATAAAAGGCTCAGAATATGCCACTTGCACCAATCACCATTCCTCCTGGTGTCGTAAAGACAGCCACGCCTTTGCAGGTGAAGGGTCGCTATTGGGATGCCAATCTGGTGCGGTGGCGCTCCAACAAATTGCTTCCTGTTGGAGGGTGGCAGCGCATCACTGCAACGCCTCTGGCAAGCGTTCCTCGCGCTTTGTTCACATGGACAACCAATGCTGGAACCCATCTGACGATGGTCGGTTGCGGTGACACTCTCTATGCGTTGGAGGGTGCAACATATACGGATATAACCCCAACTGGTTTTGTTGGAGAGGATGCCGGATCAGTCGGCGGATATGGCGCCTGGAACTACGGAGCGCTGCTCTATGGTGACGATACAGATGCCACCTATCCAAGGCCGCAATCTGCCTACTTTATACCGTCTTTCTCGTGGACATTCGACAACTGGGGCGGCGATGTTCTGGCAGTTGCATCAAGCGATGGCCGGTTGCTGCATTATGGCGAGGGCGAAGATCAGGCGCACCCTGTTGGCTATAATGACATAGCAACTGCTGTCAGGGCTTCCAACGTCATAACAATCACCACAGACCATCATCATGGGTTCATTGTTGGTCAGCAGGTCGTCATCTCTGGAACCAGTGTGTCCTCAATGAATGGGACATTTACGGTTGCGTCTGTTCCACAAGACGACAAATTTACATATGCAAACTCTGGGACAAATGCATCAGGAACTGGCGGAACAGCAAACTCAATTGCTGCTGATCTTCCTCCCATCAACAACCGTGGCGTCATTGTTACAGTAGAACGCCATGCAGTTCTGATCGGCGCAGGCGGGAACAATCGCCGCGTTGCATGGTCAAACGCTGAGGATTACACCGACTGGAACTTTGCCAGCACCACAAACACGGCTGGTTATCTGGATCTTGATACCTCCAGCGGTATCATCATGTGTGCGGCTGTTCGCGAAGGGACGCTGATCTGGACCGAGGATGAAGCATGGCTGATGCGCTACATCGGCCTTCCCTACATCTACGCCATCGAGCGCATTGGATTTGGCTGCGGCTTGATCGCACCAAGATCCTTCGCCACGTTTGCCGGTCGCTGCATCTGGATGGGCCGCGAAGGCTTCTGGCTCTATGACGGCGGCGTTGTGAAGCCTCTACCTTGCGACGTTGGTTCCTTTGTATTTGACAACATAGACTTGGATGCTGGTATCCTCTACACGCACGGGGCCGACAACAGCGTTTTTCCAGAAGTCTGGTTCTGGTATCC